ACCTTCTCTGACTCGTTTAACCTCAATCTTTCCATTATTTCACGCAACTCTCTCTTTCTCATCACTTCACTCACTCCTAACTCACATTCCAACTCTCCCACACATCCATACAACACGTTATATTTTATACTTTGTTCAAACATCTTTCCTCTTTGATCAATATATGTGATTTTTTTCCTAATTTCTTTCTCTGAGATGTCATTAATATCTTTTCCGTCAATCAAGATTTTACCGCTGGTAACCTGATTCATTTTAAGTATTAATTTCGACACAGTTGATTTACCTGAACCGGATTTGCCACGTATGCCGATTATTTTTCCCAATTTGGGTCGTATTTCAAAGGTTACGTTCTGTAGTGCAGGCATGTTAGCATTCTTATATTTAAACGTGACATCTTCAAATTTAATCGAATTAATCTCCAACCCTTGATCTGGTATATCTTGTCGGGCGGCATCCACATAAGAGATATTCATATCAGAAAACTTTTTAAGAACTGTTTGGGTACGTCCAACAAATTCCAATGTATCGGGTATTTGCTTCACCAGAGTTCCCATATTTTCACGATACAATGTCAAAATAGTTATAAAAGTAACCACAGTTGTAAAAGGAATGTTATCTTTAAAATACAACGATATTAACTGCCAAAGTATGATACATATAATCGCAGTTGTAATGAAGTTCATAACCGTTCCGTGCATTGTAGTGTTGGAATAGAATGCATAAGCATTATTAATGCCCGTTTGTGATTTTTCTCCAAATACTTTCATTTCGTTATCAGTTTGTCCCCGGTAAATAATCTTTTCGATATTATTTAATATTTCGTGTAAATAGTTTTCAGTATCATTCACGCTTGCTTCATACTTGGTATTGAGATCGATCAAGTTATGCATATTATATAACATATATGCGATTATCACTAAATTTCCAAGTATAAAAACAAATCCAATGTTGCGATTCGTATATAATAGATAAAGGGCGGTTACAAGTAAAAATACAATATTTGGTAATATATAAGTGAGCCAATCATTTACTGACATAAAAACCGTAGTCGATACACGGTTGATCGGAGAAGTCATTTTAACAAAGTTCGTCTCACTAAAATCTCTATTGTTTATAATCAATAATGCATTAATTAGTTGTTGTCGTATCCACTGTCGTAATTTAGTGAGCAATTTATTTTGAAAGTACTTGTAAATCTGTAATAAAACAACATATGAAACGGATGCAAATACAAACCATTTGAATATTCCTATGGATGCCGATTTTTGATGCAATTGCAATGCCTGAATCAACTTAGATATAATCATAGAAATTCCATTTGCTTGCAATATGGTTAATAAACTACTAGTTGTAATCATACTTATCGCATTAAACCATTCTTCCTTAAAAAATTTTTCTAATAAATATTTCACTAAATTCATAATACAATGACTATATATTTTTTTTTCAACAAACAGATGCACATAATGGTGTAAGTTAAAATACAACTATAAATACAAATATAATGAAGTGTTTAATTCTTACTCGGCGTCATAACAGTGGCAATCAACCAGTTACCAAATACTACCCACATTGATTTAATGCTTTCTGCACTAACATTAATTATCCAACGCAAGGCGATACAATGAGGCATAGATGATGCAAATGGCGATAGAATGAACCCAACAATCGTAGATGGCACACAGAAGTATATATAAAGTTTTGGTGCAAAGTAATGTGCAATGATCCACATTAAATATATACCAATAAATTGCAAAATGGGTGTAATATATTCTTGAATAACATTGTATTTCAGTTTAATTCCAAACATCAACCGATATCTAGTAGTACTTGGTATGAGGCTAATAATTGATGCTATAAATATTGTAACCAATATATCATCAATTTTTTGTAAAAAGCACATTATTTACCAGAATCTGTATTCCAAAAGTGAAACTGTTTGTCCCATTGTTCAAGTAGGTCAACCGAAATATCTGGTAATATGGGATGGGCTTCCCATAAATACCGACAAAAAGCCCAACAGAAATCGTATTTATCGGGATAAAGTTCGCTATAATTATTTTGTAGAAATCGTTCAATGTCTTTTGGTAGGAGATTCAATTTGGAACGCGGCAAAACATATGACAATTGCACTTGTGGAGAAAATGGGCGATGACTATTTGGGGTAACAATCGCAGATAAAAATTCTGTGTCAAAATGAGGAACATATTTGCATAAATCAGAAAAAAGCGGTGGGTAGTTGTGTTGATATTTCCATTTCCAATTCGGACAACTGCCGGTATAATATCGAAATACCCATTCTAATCCTTCCAAGTAATTTATGCAGATCGGTTTAATTGTATTAGGTTTACGATAGGTAGAAAACAGAATTTTATAATATCGATCTTCCCAATTGTTCTCACTTGGACAAATATATTTTTCATCCTGTCTATATAAAATAGGTGCGTTGACAAAGACTTGTTCTTTTTCAGCGGAAGTAGTTTCTGGAAACTTACGGTGATCTAGTTTATCTCGGACGAAATATTCATTTGTTAAAAATTCGTGTTCTTTTTTCGAAATCTCATTAATAAGCAATGACAGATTTTTCCAATAAATTTTCCCAGTTTTACAAGAAACAAGAAATCGATCAGGATGATTGCCAATATAAAATCGATACATGTCGAGTAGAACATTGATGCCGTGTGTGCGAATATTCATAGCAGGAAAATGTGGAAGAAAATCATTCCCCAACAAGAAACATATAAACACATAGTCGTGTATTCTCTCGGGACATTGATTTTCACATTCCATGTTGGATAAAATAGAAGTGGATAAAAGCCGAATGTCCAAAAAATGAGGTTCATTGTCATTGTCTCCGCGAGATTCAATTGGAATAGAATTTTTCAAAAATTCAGGCGCCTCGCGAAAGATATATATATTATTGCAATAGTCCAAATGGAAAATAGACAACATAATAAGATCAGAATCCAAGCCATAAACCGCAATATTATCATTGATTAAATGGTTAGATCGAATATAATGATATAGTTTATGTTCTCCCTCGCCCGGTTCGTTTGCACAAGAAGTAATAACCGTGGTAACATTGTAGTTTTTTTCCGAGTTTTTAAAATAATAATTAATATTGTTAGTTAGCTTTTCCATAAATGCCGTACCTGGGGTAATTGCAGATGTATTCCAAGCAAATTTCGCGGGCGATTCAGCATCTGCACTAAAATGTATATTACTCATAAAATTGGATTTATATCGACGAGTTCGTTGTTGTTCCATCTTGGCGAATGGCGCAACTCCATCAAACGCAATATATATGGTAGTCGTCGGTTGAATAATAGAGATATATTCATCTATTTTGTGAATTACATAATTAATAATAAGAGTATCCAAATCAGAATCGGAAGAGATAGTTCCCGAATTTACTTGTGCTTCAATTGTATGAACGGCGTCGTATACAATCGAATTACAATCCATGAATAGATGATTGAATCGAAACGTGGATTGAGTTTTAAAAAAGCGTAGATTACGAACAATATTCGAATATGTGCGAATGATATGTGAAAAATAACTTGGAATGCCCATTGTATTACAAGTTAGTTTAATAGCGTAGTTACCATATATTATAAATTAATGTTTATATTGGTTTAACTAACAGTCTAACATTTGTGCTAGAACCAAAGAATTAATAAACTCATATTGTATAAATGGTTGTAACAAAAGCAAATGGTAAATACAAAATTACACCAAACACCGCCGAGGATATAAAGAACCTCATATGCATTATGACCGATAAGCTAGGTTATATACAAGAAATAATAAGAAATACAATGTTGTCTATACAAAAAAACAAAACAGATGGGATATTTAGTAATAACGAAGCAAATTTATCAATAAACGTATTATGTAATTTATTCGAAAAGACGAAACATATATCGAGGAACCTAAACTCATCACACAATAAAACAGATATAGACAAACTACTAAGTGATTGTCAAGAGGTAATAGATAAAATATCCTTGATCATTTGTGGTTTTGGCACAAAATATGTCGACGAGTTATTATTTATAAGTTTTGGTACGGAATTTAAGAATATGCAGATACAAGATCCAATTATGAAAAGTAAATTCGACTTGATAAAAAAGTACATCCAACCGACTGGCTATAAAGTCTTTCATTGGAAGCCAACTATGAATATAAACAATATTCCGATTGTATTATGTGCAAACAAGATAACCGACGATGAACTGAATATATCTCAGGCGGCATCATTTGAGTGTTTTGATGTTGATGATGGGGTAAAGAATTTTTGCCAAAGAGTATATGGAATCCGAGTGATTATCCGAAATGAAAAATCAAGAAAGAGTTTGATGATAACCGGCGTAATAGAGGACATTCACATAGATTGTTTTAAAAATAGTTACATAGAAGCCCGTATCGATGAAATGCGAGCGGTTTCGTGTGGTAGGAGACAAATAGAGTCCAGCTTGATTAACCGAATTATCGATACAATGACATTGAAAGATATCTTAATTAATGGAAACAATGATATAATAAAACGAACCTTTTCAATTATCAATGATGCGAACAATGTGAAACAGAACAAGTTAGATACTACAATGAAGACCTTTTTAGAAATGGATATTTACTCACAGCGTGGTATGCTATTAAATTTATTGAGATATGAGAATGATCCAGACGTAAATTACATAAGTTATCTTTTGTATGAGGTGTTGTCATTAAATTCATCTGAAAATAATGAAACGAAACAGATGCAGTTTTTGTATGAAAGTTTGCCGTGGAAAATAAAAATAACATTTAAAGATGTATTGAAAAAATCAATAACCGCCGCGAATGACGTGATGCAAAAATATGAGGTAAGCCAAGTCTCACTCGAACAACAAATATATTTGATGAAAGCAGATGACGTAGTAAAGGAAAAGGCAATGTTAAAATTAAAAGAAATCAAGGGGAAGCCAGATGAAATGGGATTAAAAGCGAAACAATATTTGGAAGGTTTGATAAAGATACCATTTGGCGTGTATAGAGAAGAACCTGCATTAAAAGAAATAAAGATTCTGAATGAGTGGTATCGACGATTATTAAGTGTGGTTCACGCAATATTTCCGACATTTAACATTCGTATCAAAAATATGTATACGGTTCTCGACATATTGAATGGAACAAAGGCAATTATAAAATATTCGAACGAGAACGTTGGACCGATAGTACACAATATGCTAGATAACATGTGCTTAAAACAAATTAATGAAATCATACAACATATAAATTCATACAACAAAATGCATTCGTTTGGTACAAGGCTAATGATATCCAATCAGACCAAGCCAATGCAAATTAATAAAATAATCGAATATATAGACAAAATAAAGCTGGCACGACCAACCGCATTATACGAGTTGTATGACAAAGTAATGACAGAAACATCCTTTTCTCTAACCAGTACAATTGCTGATACCGAAACATTAAACACGAACATAAAGAAGGTAGAGAATACATTAGCCGATGTATTAGATGTATTAGATAGTTCAATATATGCACATAAACACGCAAAGAACCAAATTATGAAAATAATAGGACAATGGATGAATGGAGAACAATCTGGATATTGTTTTGGGTTTGAAGGTTCTCCTGGTGTTGGTAAAACATCATTAGCAAAGAAGGGATTAGCGAATTGTTTAAAGAATGCCGATGGTACTTCACGCCCCTTTTCATTTATAGCATTAGGTGGGTCGTGCAACGGTTCAACACTAGAAGGACACGGTTATACATATATGAATTCAACGTGGGGTAAGATAGTGGACATTCTAATGGACTCAAAGTGTATGAATCCGATCATTTACATAGATGAACTGGATAAAGTGAGTAAAACGGAAACCGGGCGCGAAATAATAGGTATTTTTACTCATTTAATAGACCAAACACAGAATGATACATTTCAAGACAAATATTTCAGTGGTATAAATATTGATCTATCGAAAGCGCTATTTATATTTTCATATAATGATCCAGATCAGATTGACCGCATATTATTAGATCGCATACATCGCATAAAGTTTGAGAATCTAACATTAGATGACAAAATGGTCGTGGTAAAAAAATATATATTGCCGGAAATAAATAAGAAGATGGGGTTTGATAATATTGTAGAAATATCTGATAAAATGATAGAATACATTATAGAAAAATACACGATGGAGCCGGGGGTTAGAAAATTAAAGGAATTATTATTCGATTTATTTGGCGAAATCAATTTAGATATATTGCAAAATGCGACAGACGGAGACATTGAGCTGCCGATAATCATCACCGAAGATAACCTCGAAAATAAGTATTTGACGAAATATCATAAAATAGTAGAACGATCCATTCATAAAACTCCGGAGGTGGGAATGATAAACGGATTATGGGCGAATTCATTAGGAAGAGGGGGTGTAATACCGATACAGACATTATTGTATCCATCATCTTCGTTTTTAGAACTGAGATTAACCGGATTACAAGGGGATGTAATGAAAGAGAGCATGAATGTGGCGAAAACCTTAGCGTGGAACTTAACCCCGAACGAGATAAAAACCGAGTTATTGACCAAATTTAACGAAACAAAATGTCAGGGGCTTCATATCCATTGTCCAGACGGAGCAATATCTAAGGATGGTCCCTCTGCTGGTGCAGCAATAACAGCGGCAATATATAGTATTTTTAACAATAAACAGATACATAACGACCTTGCAATAACTGGCGAAATCAATTTACAAGGCGAGGTGACTGCGATAGGAGGATTGGATATTAAATTGTCTGGTGGAATTCGTGCTGGAATAAAAACATTTTTGTACCCTGAATCAAACCATCGAGATTTTTTGGACTGGAAGAAAAATCGGAAGGTGCCAGACGGAATAATGTTTCATAAAGTATCAAATATTCAGGAAGTATTTAATTATGTTTTTATGTAATTGCTCAACAAACAAATATACAAGTATATTATAGTAAAAATCGAATGGAACTAAATTTACTGGTATTTGGATACTTATTTCTTCGACTAGCACCATTTGTATTAGCATGTTTTTTCACATTAGCATCAATATTTAATCAAGATTATAAAGGAGTAATTTATTTAGCAGGTCTTATACTTTCATCGACATTTGTAATAATGAGTTCTAATTTGCCTGTCATAAATATGCTTACTCGTCCGGAAAATTCGCCGGAAATTTGTAGATTGTTTACGATAGGTCAAACAGATGACATATCCGGACTTCCATTGGGTCAATCTATGCTAACCTACACGTTTGGATATTTATTGTATTCAATGATCAAAAACGGTTTAGTAAAATCAAATATCCCTACAATGTTATTTTTTCCACTATTAATATTATTTGATTTTGGGTGGAACGTGACAAATAGCTGTTATACATATGCTCAATTACTTACATCTGCAACATTTGGTGGTTTAATTGGTTGGTTCTGGGCATATATGGTATCAAATAATGGAAAAAATAATGATAACTTATATTTCACCAGTCTTGCCGAGAAAGAAACTTGTAGCAAACCAGCAAAATCAACGTTCAAATGCAATGTATACAAAAATGGGAAATTAATATCCAAAAACATCGGGGGTTAAAAGATTCTTTTTCATACAGATAAAATTATAAATGATTGTTATAATTTTATTTTTACATCTTTGAATATGTAAGTTCGCACAAAAATATCGAAAATGTAAATCAATAAATAGGAAGTTACAAGATAAAAATTGAATATGAAATATGTTATTATACAAATCTACATATACAAAATATAATACTCATACTATGCATATCCCGTTAGTTATCGTAATCGGCATAGTAATTATTCTAGGAATGATAGTAGATGCAAATGCCAAGGCGAGAGTGCATAGTGAATATACGCGTCGTCGATGGGCATCCAGTCAAAATACAGCATTTAGTATGTTTAATGAATTGCCAATAGGAGTGCATTATGAATACTATAAGCGACGACGTCAAATGTTATATGATCGATATGCATCAGTAGTTAAATTACATAATGATCTAACTACAAAAAAACATAGACAAAAGTCAGCATTAAATGTTAGACATTACGTTCGACACTGATCACAATGGATAAATACCCAAACCAGACCGAATGAGTGTTGCTTCCATCATCCGCCTACTCCTTGTATAATTTTATTCAAAATGTTCGATGTTATCAATAATCCATTGTTTAACTATTTTTACTACTCGTTGTCTATGCATTTCATCTGCAATCAAATGAATATTTCGCGTTTTTTCTTGGTAAAACAACATAAAGTTGTTAGTAATCGCTTTATAATTGCCATTGCTGTATGTTTGATCTAAATCCGAATATTGAAAGATTTTAAGTTGTTTCCGTGCATTTACTGAATTGTGAAAAACAAATAGAAATTTTTTCATATCATCTTTGGTTTGAATAGACTGGGGGTTGATTTTAGATAAATATTCTCTAGCGTGGTTTGAACATATTGAACAAGGCAAGTTAGTACAAATTATTGAAATGATGCGAAACATATCTGCACGAATTTGGTTGAACGAGGTTTCCTTGACCTTTTCCGCCATTGTATGTAAATATAACCAAGTTGGGGGACCCCATCTCATTTGCGGGGTTTTAGTCGCAGGCGGTGGTGCAATAACATTCGGAGTATTCACAATCTGCTTTAATGCATTTCGTCTTGATCCCATAAAATGACTCGTTGATTGAATAGTATTTGAATTTAATTGTTGTTTGCTCATAAAAAACATATTCATGTAACTGATAATATATATGATTTGATATAAAAAAGTCGTCAATATGACCTATTAAAATATATTTCCAAAATATATAAAAATATATATTTATTATACTTAATGGAAAATAAACAACAATTAATAGATAGTATAAAAGATTGGGTAAAATTAGACAATGAGATACGAAAAATACAAACTGAATTAAGTGCGCGCAAAAATGAAAAAAAGAAGGTCTCGTTAAAGCTGATGGAAACAATGAATTCAAATGAGATAGATTGTTTTGATATTAAAGATGGACAATTGTGTTATAACAAACGTAGTGTAAAAAAACCAATTACAAAGAAAGCGTTATTTGACATTCTAACTAAATATTATAAAGGAGATGTAACACAGGCAACCGAAATGAATGAGTATATCATCGAAAATCGCGAAGAGGTAGTTAAAGAAACACTTGTTCGCAAAATTGCAAAGGATGCTACACCATAAAATTATGTTAAACCGAATTCAGGAATTGAATATCGACCATGTTGCAATTCATATCTCGCAACAATTCGTGGATTTTCTGTATCAGACATAACATCTTCTGTGCTATATACATTATTTGAATCATCAATATAATAAACGATACCACATATTTCGCGAGCAACTAGTTCAACTTTACGTTTTGCATTTTCAGTGGATGACGATCCGTTGTTACACGAACCGATTAACCCGTGAGGTATGCCCTTTACGTGAGTTCCACAAAATTCGTGCGCATCCATTCTGCGTCGAGTGCATTGTTCGCCATTTGCGCGCTTTGCATTGCATCGATTCACCACCGGAACTGCATTTTTTATGCGCTTGCGTTTGCAAACATCTTCCTTTTCAAAAACTAAACGTTCATAGTCATATACAAATCCGACTAATTCCGCACTTTTGTCTGTTTCTTTAAAATTTAACTTATTGATCTTATCACGTACAGAGTTCTTAAACTCAGTGATATATGTTTCGAACTTATTATTGAGACGTTTTTCCATTATGAAGAACGGGATGAGAGTTGTTTCCGTAACAATATAGTCAAACGTTTTATTCAATTTTTTGCATACACTGGAAATTGTATGCAAAATGCAGTCATTTAATCCCAACTTGGGGGACGCTGTTTTTTCCCACCATCATATGAAACCGCCAAATTTTCAGAGACGAGCCATTGATTTATATGTAAATCGCCAAGATAAACATCTGCTAAAATTCGTCCATATTTTTCATTAGATACGTTACGTAATTCTACAATCTTTCCATATATCATTTCGTGCAATAAATCTCTCACGTTTTTCGCTAATTCTTTTTCTGCTTGCGTTTTTCCTCTAATTTCAGGAGTATCAATGCCATCTAAACGAACCGAAAACCTATAAATTGGACCATCTGTATTCGGAAATTTTGCCGCAATTGTAATCGAATCCCCATCATAGACCTTTACCACCTTTCCATACTGGATTGGAAAGACGAATGTCACAGTATCCTTATATTCAATATTTGTCAGGTAATCAGTTTCACTCATATTATGTAATATAGTATGAGAAGTTTTTGTATGTATATTGAACGTATCATTGCAACAACCGAATATATTTCCCATTGAATCGTGTAGTTTTACCAGTTACACTACACGATTGCCTTAATCAATTTTACAGTGATAAAAAAATGTTGTAATAATAAGAATAATTATGATGATCGATTAAAACATTCCCTGAACCTTTTTAAAGAACTCCTGTAAATCGACACAAGATGATCTCAAACAATCCCTTACGTGTTGTGAGCTAGATGGTTTTTCAAATGCAATCCTGAGGGTACTGTCATCATTGTGCGGGTGAAACTTCTTAAACCCACAGAATGTAAACGACTTGTCACCAATATAATATTTGTTATACAATACATATTCAAGAGATTTGCCAATAGTATAATCTTCATTTTCCAAAATAATATCATAGCAGTTTTCCATAGTAGTCTCGCTATTTAAAATTGGGACAGTTTTTGAATCAATCATTTGAATAAGTTCAAACATCTTTTTATACAAGACAGTGCAAGCCTTTTTTACGATAGCACGATTTTCAAATACGCCGATTGTTTGAATTACAAAATCAAAACTGTCAGGTATGTATGATCGTTGAGCGTCTAACAGATTAAAATTGCGTTTTTGGAAAGCGATTTCTGCCTCAGTTAATTGTTCCGAACGCAAGGTATCCTCGCGATCTTCCCATATTTTCTTTGCAACAGCAACATCTGGTGTGTTTCCATAAGAACATTTTGATACTACATTAAACATGCCACTTTCTTTTGCCGTATGAATGGAAAATTCTGCGGTTAGCTTAATTCGCTCGCCAGGAATAGAAGTGCCTATTTTTGGGCGAATACGAGCAAAATCAATAAACATATTTGTCTTAGGGCAAGGGGGGAACATTTTACGTGTTTCTTCGGATGTTATATAATTGCCGTTTGCCTTATTCTTTACTTTAAAATGTTCTGTGGTAACAATGATCATATTATCCGTCTCATTTTGCATATCTAATTCAAGGACATAGTTACCAGGCAATGTATCTAAGTCGTCGGTGTGAATCGGAATACAACTCAATCTTTGTTTTAAAATTTCATTATGTAATCTAGTAGTATTAATTGGTATGGTGCATTGTCCATCAACGTGTGTATCTGTATAAAATACTACGGTAGGAATATCAGATAATATTGTTCGGCGAATCGCATTGGCTAAACTAACATTCACACCACTTAATGTAAATTTATATACATCGCCTTCCTCCGAAATGTTAGATATCTTTGGGTCCATTATATAAAATAGGTGCCTATAATTTTATATCATTATACAGAGGAATGTTTTATTCAATTTTCTAAACATCTTCTTCTGTATCGTCATCTAAAACATATTCATTTATAAACTCGGTTCTCTCGGATGGCGTTAATAATCCCCAAATAAATCGAGAATGTCGCAAGTAACTTTTAGGAGAACAAGTTACTTGATTGCAAATAGCTAGATTTTGAATATAGGTGTCATCTTTTGACTGCAACGAAATAAACCGACGTAGTATATGCATACATTTTGGAAGGTGGTAATTTACGTTACCGGTGTTTGTTCGGCGATGAATAACATCACAATAATGAACAATATCATTAAACAAAATACTACTAGTATAATGGTAAGCAAATGTGTTATCTAATAACGAAAAATCAGTTGAAAAACTTCGAACATCCAACATTAGTTCTTTTGGCTGCAGCTGATATGTATATGGTATAATGCATCTATGCACGAGGTAATACGGCAAATATTTCATAATATTATATTCCATTCGATACAATATATACAAACTTATGTATATATTGTTTTCTAATACATTTATGCTAGCTGCTGCATAGGTGCATTAAGATATCATCATCATAGCAATCATTAAAAACAGTAATACTATGGGAAATAATACTAATGCCCAAGCAAAACTGGTTGCTCCACCGCGGCATATAATATTTAATAACCACGTCCAGAATAATATGTATATCAACTTAATGACAAATATCATACTGGTGTTTGATACTTCACAACTATAAGAGCCTAAACAATATAAGTTTACATTGCCTAGATTTTGCACTACCATTAACGCTAATGCGATTCCTGAAATGACCAGATACACATACGCAGGTGTGCATAAATCTTTCAATCCTACAAACGACATAATTCAACACGTATATAGTTAAATTATATATTTATTCATAGCTAAATGTAATATATTATACCAACGGAGGTGAGTGAATGCCATACGTATTTGCGACGGGTTGATTGTAGACCGCTGGATCAACTACATTTGTGTTTGTTAATAGCTTATACATTCCATTTACAGAGTTTGCATCACCAAACGAACTTACCGCGTTATGCGGCGCGTACATTGATGATCCCCCAACAAGTTTTTGTGTGCGTTTCTGGCGGTGACGCTTCCCCCCAATCAGTCTGGATGACATATTGGTATTATCTACTCGATTTCCATCAGAAAGAGGATAATAATGATCCTTGGACAATCCATCTAAATTACTTTCACCTGCGACAGCACCTCCTCCTTGTGGTTTATCACATCCACAATCACCACCGCGCATTTTGCGTGAAGGTCCTTTGCGAACCTTTATGCGTTTTCCAGTTTTTCGACTTGATTTTCGAGAACGCTTGAGTTTATTTTTAAGTGTCTTTCGTAAGTTAGGCATTTATATAGTATAATCATAAAAAATAACCTAATAATTATATAATCAATATATACGCACTCTATTCGATATCTACATGCGTAAGCATATGACGACGACAACAAACATTATTTAATCCTAAATTATCCAGAACTTCTCCCTCTGGCGTTTTTCCTACATTATTCTTTGTTAAATAGACTACTTTATCTACTGACAGCCCGCTTGTGGTTTTAATTCGTCTAACTTCTGCCTGATAATAACGATATTTGTCAGCTAGAACGTTTCCGCAAGTAAAACATTTTACTGGAATGATCATTGTAACTTATTTAGTTATATAAAACTACTGGTTATTTTATCATAATGTATTGAACGGTTTAATTCAATTTTCTAATTGTAATTGTAAGTGGAAAAATATATGCATATATAATAAAATATGAACAGAATATTGCGGATATTCATTAGCGTAGTATTAATTATTGTATTGTTTTTTGTCACGTCGTCTTCTTGTATTACATATGAAAACTTTGAAACAGACCAGACCGCCGCCACACCAAATATGGCAAATACTCCGGCAGAAGAGACTCCTTTTGAAACCGCGGCATCTAGTACTCAACTCACTGAAACCGCGGCAGCTAGTACCCCCCTCTCAGATACAGACGTGAGAGGGGTTGCATTTGTCGCTGGTCCAGACGGAAAAATGACTTCATTACAACCAACAGGAGAACTAGGCGGATCCCCTACTTACTATGAACCCGGAACATATAAGTTTGGATCTGCAACATATGTCCCGACATACGAAGATAGTATATATTTAAGCAAAACTACTGGCAAATCAACTCTATCAAGTTACCTAGATGAAGCTTCTATAAAAGGAGGGTCTTGTTCATATTACAAAAATCAGCCAGACAAATTGGAGGAAATGTGTATGGCAGTAGATAAAAACAATTGTGGCGCAATGTCGTGTTGCGTTTTACTAGGTGGTTCAAAATGTGTAAGTGGTAACAAACTTGGTCCATATAATAAGTTAAATTATGGTGACATTACTGTGAGAGACAAAGACTATTACTATTATATGGGAAAATGTTATGGCAACTGCAAATAATTTGTTTATTATCAATCATAATATAATAAACAACTAACTATGTAACGAACAATCATTATTACAATAAAATGTAACCTTTCGTCGTCTTTTTCTTTTTATTTCCTGTTTCAGCACCGGGTGCGTGCATTTTGTCGTGACATTTTTCACAAACAGTTAATAGATTTGCAGGATGATTTTTATGAATTCCGCCAATAAAACCATTTTTATCAGCATCTTTTTGTTGTAGTAAATGATGGGTTTCTTCTCCGATGCTCGTTTTGCATATCTCGCATTTACTACGAATCTTACGTCTATTATAGACGGATGGTTCGCTTGACAATTCCCCACGGGAATCTGGGTAGTATTTGTTCCGAATAGAGTAGGCAATTTCCAAAAAATCATCTCCGAGATATAGCGATTTACATACTTCTAATCCATATATGCGCGGTCCAGAACCATCTTTTAATAGACGATCATATATTAGACAATCATTTTGACGATCATAAGTAACTTCCATATGTTTCAATCCTAACTTGGGCATTTCCTTCACTTCGCTATATTCGGTAACTTCGTGAAAATGAGTAGCAAATATATAGGAACAATTTTTCTTGTTTAGCTCCATTAAGCCGGCTACAAAAATACTTAAAGCTGATTCCATTTCTGTTCCTGAACATAATTCATCTCCCAGAACCAAACTATTATCGTCGGTCATTTTTAATATAATTCGCAATTCTGACATTTCAACCGCAAACGTAGATAACCCTTTAAATATATTATCGTTGCCAAGTATGCGCGAGAAAATCGCCGTATATGGCTTATATATAAAACCAGAACAAGGCACAAATAAACCAGACTGCGCCATAATAACAGCTATTCCCAACGCGCGTATTAGACTCGTTTTTCCAACTGCATTTGTGCCGTAGAGTAGAAACCCGTTAATATCATCCTCCATTCCGATCGAGATATCATTTGCAACGTATAATTCGTTTTGTTGGATATGTTCAATTAGACAATGTCGTAGTCCAGATGCATTCACATAGGATTTAACCGCAGTAGTGTCTATTGATGGTAAGCAATAATTATATGTTTTTGCAATATGTGCCTTGCACGTAATAACATCCAGTTTTGCAATAAATTTGGAGGATTGTTCTAATTCAAGAAATAGTTCTAAAACCATTTTCGCAATTATTTCCAAATAAACTTTTGCAATTGCACTATTCATCTTTTCTTTATATATTAAGATTTCGCGTGAAAGGAAATTTATTCGTTCTGATTCAATTGTGCTGATAGTGCTGGATGATTTCACAAATTTAAATTGGTCGACTTTGAGATTATTGTCTTCAGCATATAAAACACCTTCTGAAATTGGCAGAGGAGAGAGGGAGTCTTGTAATGGTCGATTTGATGACATCATTTGATTTACAATTACCCTGGAATTTGGTAATGGAATCTGTGGGCTTAGATTCGGCACAAGACCTTCCTGTTTCATCATATATAACCTCAGATTATTTGCACGTTTTGTAGTAATTTGTAAAAATAATCCGGACTTTTCAGTTTCGTGAATTTTTATATATTCTGTATCAGTGGTTTTTTCGTGGTGTCTCATTACATCATTTAAATATTCTTGAATGCACTTAAACTCCTTAATATAGCTTTGGTAGGTTGTCATAATTGTATCTAGTTCGGAAGAAACGCCAGGAGCAATTATATTGTTTGTAAATACATTCATTGAATTCGCGTCTTTGCACACATCTAATATAAAGTGGTTGCTAAGAAAATCAGTTATTTTGCTGCATATGTCCTGAATATAGTTAAAACTGTGTTGTCTATTTTGTATTTCAAAAAATTCCGAACATAAATATTCACAAATGGTTGGGTTTTCATATAAACACATATTCATTTGTTGAATGGCGTTTATGCTTTCATATAAATGATAAATACTACTTGGATAGATTTTGATAGAAACTAACTGCCGACATATTTTTTCAATATCACGCACATTATTCATTAATTTTCTAAATGCATCTACATAATGATTGCAGTTATCTGATAAAAACTCGGATGTCATTCTATATTCATCTTGCAGCCATTCTTCGTTAAACGTTGGATTAGTTAGTTGATATTGGAACGTCCTTCGCCCCATCGGAGTTGCGCATTTATTTAACAGCGATAATACAGAGGATACATTGCCATATTGTTTGCTGTTTGATATATTGTCATCAATTATATTGAGCTGATTCAATGTATGATTTGCCAAAATCATTCTGGTTGAGGTGTTATCAAATTCGGGTATAGATATACGTTTCACCAAATTTTGGTTATGTTCTTGAATAAAATTTAATAAGTAACAGAATGCTTGGGTTGCTATCTCGTCACGTTGAAATTCGCTACAAATATTGTAAGTTTCCTCATTATAAAAAGAGGCAATAATTTGTTTGATATATGTTTGTTCGGAACAACGCTTTATTTTTTTATGTTGCACCTTGTTTTCTTTGTCCGTTGTATTTACATAATGTATTGCGTTTGTTTTTATGCCCGAATATTGAACTACTTTATGCAATTCATCTCCGGCAAAGGGTGAAATTAATATTAATTCACTTGGTGAATAGACGGATAAATATCTTTCTAATTCGTCAAACGTGGTTGTGTTCATTATAAACTGAGATTGATATTGAAATACAGATGATTTGCCTGTAAAAATGTTAACTACTGAAACGCCATATACAATATTGTCGCGTGTGTTTGATTTCATAATAGGGGATGTCCGACCAAATGGTTTATGTAGTTCCATCCATATGCACATAATATTATTCGTCATTATAGGAGAAATGTCGGTTTCACACGAGAGTAATGTTCCAGGTGAATATACCTGATCGAAAACGCGTTTAATTGTTTTGCCTACCTTTTCTTGTATAAATACGGGAACTGTATATCCGTATTCAGCTAACTTCGTCAAATACTTGTCAATTGTATAGTCACGAAATCCAGCCATCAGTACCTGAGAATTATCAAACGACGCCTTTTTTTCGGAGACATTTAATTGACATATCTCAGACAATTCTGATATGCAACTTCCATAAATATCACCTGTCTCGGTACGTTTTAATCCATATATTTCAAAAAATGCGCCTACTTGTAATAAGACGACTGTCTTTGGACCATATTTTGTTTTGTATTCGTTTGTTAATCGGAA